TGCGCTGGATTGCTGGGCGCTTGCTAAAGGCTGGTGCTATAGCTTGAAAGCTTGGCGGTATGCTCCGCCGTTTATGCGTCAACCACAAAACACTATAATTGAGCGCCAACCGGCTTACCGTGCACTGATTAAGCTAGAATTAAAACGGCTTTTAAATAGTAAAAAATACAGCGGCGCGGCGGTTCCGTTTCGCTTGTATGTAGATGGGGACTTCCAAAACGTGCAGCAGCTGCGTTTTTGGATGGATACGTTAAAAGAATTTCCACGGCTCAGGGCCTACGGTTACTCAAAAAGCTTACATCTATTTAAAGAGCTAGATCAAACCGGCTACAGCTGGCCGGCAAACTATGCGCTAAATTTATCCAGCGGCGGAAAATACCAAGCCGGATCCGTTGCGGAATACGTGCAAAAAATGAACATAACCCGCGGCGCGTTTATAGCTGTTAGAACTTCAAAAAGCACGTTAAAAGCTTGGCAAGCTCAAAAGCTAACCAAAGACCAAGCCGCCGAGATCCGCGCGAACTTCAGCGGATCCGCGTTTATCTGCCCGGGAAAATGCGGAACCTGTACCAGCATAAAAAAGAACCCGCATGCGTGCGGCAATAAAGAAGTTTTTAAAAATAAAGATATATTAATTCCGGTTCATTAATGCGGTATTTGTGGGATTTATTCATATTAGTGTATTTAATACTTATTAACTGGTACGCCGTGAAACGGTGGCCACCGGAGGACGATTAAACCAAGGGAAAAAATGAAACAAATAATCATAAATAAAAAAATAATAAACGAAATAAAAGAGCTAACGCATTATAACGATCATAATAGAGCGCGTTTAAGGTTAGCTAAAGCTATAAAGAGTGAAAATTATATAAATTTTTATAAAGCCGTTGACGTTTTACACACGTTATACGGGAGCATGCCTAAAAATTTATCTATTTTACGTGATGACATGGAGCCAAATTTCATGCGCTTTTTAAAGCTTAAAATAAAAAACTTTAACGAAGTTTATAGCGCATTATAAAAATACGATCGTATATCAATAAAGAAAGCCCGTTTTTATAGCGGGTTTTTTTTTGCCCTATACTACACCAGCCGCGGCAATAGATCCGGCTTTATACGATAAATTAAGCATGTGTAAATATATAGATCTAACTATACGTATATATAAAAAGCCATTTACGGCCGTTTCTTGGATTTGCTGCGCTAGTTTACCGCTTGAAAGCTTTCGCGCTATTATAACGTTTTTTTGGAGCTGCTGCGCTGCTTGTTTGGAGCTGCTGCGCTGCTTGGTTTGCATGGTCTTTTATGCGTGAATTTAGGCCGGTTTTTTAGGGCCTATTTTTTTGTATTATTGCAATTTATGCCAATTTGCTGGATGTAACATTTTGTGAATTTTAACGTAAAAATTTCAGATTTTTTTTAGATTTTTTTGTTTTTTTTTGTTTTTTTTCGTTTTTTTTCGATCTTCCGAGTCACTTTTAATATTTTCGTTACCTAGTTTTAATATTTTTGCATAGTAGTTTTATATTTTTGGCTTTCCGAATTTCCGAATCATGCGGTTGCGCCAAGCAAGTCGATCTCGATTTTTTATTTTCAAAAAACAATGTTGGTGATGTTTGATATCTGTATCGTGATACCAGCCGATCACGTAGCTGCAATGGATGACATTTTCCTTTTCTTTTGCAAATTGACAATCTTTATTTGCGTTGTGGCTTAAAGGGCATTTCGTGTAAAAAATAACCGCACGCCCTCTAAGTGTAAAAAATGTAAAAAATGTAAAAAAGATCTTCGTGAAAGAGACTGCGTTTTAGCATAGTGGTGTAAAATGGTTTTTTACTTTTTTTACTTTTTTTACATTGCCAGTGTGCGCGAACATCTTATAAAAAAGCTTCCAGCTCATTTGGCGTTTTAATCCAATGTCCCTTTTCGACCTTACTTATGTAACCCATAGATTCAAACTTTTCCAGCCATTTATACACGCTTCGTGTACTCGTAATCTTTAATACTTCTTCCAATGCATCTGCAAATTGTCTATAGTCAAAGTTAGCTCCGTCTGATTCCAAAGCTTTCAGTACGCGTTCTTCCGTATTCTCTTCTGGATCTGTATACCAGTAGATTTCATTCTTCGGTAGTGGCTTCTTGTATTCAAAGAACAAGCGGTTGTCTTCCGTCTGGAGAAATATACCTAATGGCACTTCGTGGAATTGATTCTCCGTACGGATCTTTGTGATCTTAAATACTTTTAGCTGGCTATGTCTTCCTGTATTGGCTACTTGAATCAGATTGTCTAAGAAGTTAACAAAGTAAGATCCGCCATAGACCATCGAATGTTCCAATGGCCGTTTCTCCTCTAGTTTCTTATGATGACTAACCAACATAAAGGCACATCGATATTCTTTCCGTAGCGTATCAATACGACTCATCAACTGGGTCAACTCATCGTTCTTACTGATATTCGCACCGCCAGAGGAATACAAGTTATCTATAACCACCACGTCATAAGGCGGATCCGCTGCCATGAGATTACCCTCGATCGCATCATACTGATCCGTAAAGATCTTAATACCGTCCACGGATGTGATCCGTAAGTTATCTTTATACTTATCATGTAAGGATGGATACTGGCCCAACATCGCTTCTCTGCATTTCTCAATACGATTTGCAATATGAGCATCCATCATTTCAAACTGTACCAACAACACACGCTTTGGCTTTGGCACATTAAATGTAAGAAACGGTACACCCATAGCCACACACATACTGAATTGCATAGCTAAGATAGACTTACCTACATTAGATTGACCCGAGATACTACTTGTACCATGCTCTAATAATATTTCATCGCAGATCTGCACTACTTCACTTTGCAGCTTATGCACGAATGCATCTGGATCGTATTCTTTTAGGCCCCCAAAATGAGTAGACTTCGTCCCATACAATTCTAATTGATCAAACATACTGTATAGATCATTCGCATTATTACCATCAGCAAAGTAGTCGGTTATGTCATATTTATTTGGTTTGCCAGACCATTTTAATATTTTCAACTTCCGCTTTTTATTTTGCTTGAATAGTTCCTTTGCAATTTTCACTGCACCAATTTGACCCACATCATCATTGTCGTAACAAATAACTATATTTGTAAACTTCTTCAACACGGTAATGTCTTTGGGGAGTGCGCCAGCCCCCGAGGTAAAGGTTATTGCCGGCGCACCATGGGTATTAGCCGTGATTGCATCTTTTTCGCCCTCACAGATAATAAGAGTACTTGTTTCTTTTACTTCAGATAACACGCTAAACGGATAGATAGAGCATTCTGCATTACCAAACTGCTTACCTTTATGCAATTTAACATGATCCTCTTTTACCTTAAAGACTAACTGAACAGATTCTTTATTATTTTTAGCACCAATACCGTATTTTTCATCCATGGCTTTTTTAGTCCACGGAAGCTCTAATTCTTTAACTACAAGATCAAAGTGTTCTAAAAAAGCATCGCGTGCTTCTTCGTATTCAGACTCTTTAATAATCTTACTAGGCTTTACGTGCTTTGTGTTTTTGAGTTGTACAGGCTCTATGTCTTTCGGTGGTTTATTGTCATCGTTCCACCATCTTTTTTTACATCGAAAACAAAACGCATGGTCGGGATAGATTTGCACATTAAAATGCGTACTTTCCTTGCACTCTGTCTCTGGACATTTAGCTCTGCGACCGCCGTTACTCAGCTGGTCAAATATTTTATTCACACTGATTTTTTTAGATTGTGTGCAACAAGTAACGCGTCAAAGATTTTAATACCAGCATCAATTTTATCTCTTGGAATTTTATGCTGATGAAATCCAACCTCTTCTTTATCAAAGCGCAGCACCATCCCGTAAGCAAACTTTGCCTTTGGTTGTAAGCGTTCATATACATCAATGTACTTTGCAACTTGGATCTTATGTTCTTTATATAAGTACTTACTACTTTTCCAATCAATTAATACTAAATCATCGCCCATTTTCCCAATACAATCAATCGTCCCAGCAATACGCTGCTCATTATCAATTACTACCACCTCACTTGCTAACGGTGTAAAATCTACTGCTTTGGCCCATTTTGTATATCCAGCAAAACAAATCAATGCCTGTTCGGTTTGGTTCCGTGTGAAATCACGTGTGTCTACATCAAATCCACGCTGATGGCCCTCAATCATCAGATGTAATAATGTACCAATTGCACCCGCTTCTTTTAATACTGCATCTGCATCTTTACCAATCATCGTTTGACGCTTTGCCCACGTAATTAATGCTTGCTTATTCCAGCCTAAGTTTTGACTTATGATTGTGGTGATGCTGGGTGCTTTAGTCTCATCCTCTAATATGTACCTATTCCCATGCAAATCAGTTTGCCCCATGTTATTCCCCTTTCTTTGTGAGTGTATCGAACTGTTGTTTTAAATCACTGCGTTTCCATGTGTTCCACGCCAATGTAATCAGCATAACGCATATAAATAAGCCTATAGCTGTTAACAAAAAAGACATAGAAAGTAATAGAGCTTCCACGCACCATTCTGCTACATTAAATATCATCATTTTGTACCTCTTTCTTCGCAACGCGGACATGTCTTATGGCCTTTACCTATCCGTGGTATCACTCCTTTTGGATATACAGTATATGTTATATTATGTATTCGTTTGTTTAACTTCTCCCAAACGCGATCACATTTCTTGCAGATCTTTATATGTTTATCTACAATAAATTTTCTACCTCGTGTTTCTATTGATTCTATTTGATTAAACAGCATTTTTTTACCTTTTTCCCCGACCCGCAAATACACGGCTTATTACGTCCCACCAACTTTCCCGCTTGAGACTCTGTGGTATAGAGCGGATCTTTTTTGTATGTGTGAATAAAGCCGCCGTATCCTCCGGCTGCTTTGATAAGTTTTGTTTTAAACGAAACCTTCGTCTTAGTTTTACTTTGGCCAAAATATAGTTTATCCACAGTCCGCTTTGACTTGACCAGTAATATCTTTTTCTGTGCCGTACTTCGTGTACTTTGCAGCAAAGAAAACGCTGCTATTTTTACGTATCTTCATACGATCTTTCATATCCTCTATAAATTCTTTATAATTGTCGCCTAAAATGATGTCATCAGCCCAATCTCCATTGTGATCATCGTAGTCTATACTGCCAGCGTATTTCATGCAAACTCCGGGAATCGTTCGTAGCTATAAAACCACTTTCTATTTTTAGTTTGGTTATTTTTGCCTGTAGTTAAGGCAAGTGAAATCGCATGCGTATTTTCGTATGGTACGTAAGCAATAATATCTTTTGGCTCATAATATATTGCTACAACATCGACACGATTCTTGTCTTTATATTTCGTGGTATCTACCTCAACCGCAGTACCACGTCTTAACTTTGTTACTGTTTTAATTTGCACGCGTTTTATCGCAAAAATACTTGTCTCAACAATCATATCAACTTGGGTTACATCCACTTCAGGTAAATAAAAATTATAACCTTGGGATAGCAAGTCGCGTCGTATGGCCAGTTCACCCATCTTACCTTTCATCATACTATGCATTTTGCCACAGAATGCTTAGTGGTGTTAGCTGATCCATCTCTAATGTATAGTTTGGCCCATATCCTGTATCTTTAATATTGTGCTGCTGGATCAGATCCTGTGCTGTAGCTCCACCTTGAATTGTGTAATGTGGCATATCCGCAGTGACCATGATATATATATCTGCGTCTGTGACTTTCTTTTTTAGTTTTGCCTGTAACCAACCGGGGTTTCTAGTAGTAGTCTTAACATCTACTTTCTTCCCCGCAATCATTAGATCGTACCCACTATAATGTGGCCCAATAGTAAGATCTGGATAGCGATTAAAATACTTTGCTACTGCAATCTCGCCAGCCATTCCGTTTACATCTGGATCAAGATACTTTTTCTGAGTATTCAGACCATTTTTGTGGTTCTGCATCATTCGTTCTGTTCCGCTCAGTAGTGCTAGATTCATTTCTAATTTGTTCAGTGTTATCTTCATTGGTATGTGTTTCCTTGTGGAGTGCTGTGGCTAAAACCATATAATTGCAAACATCTTGCGCCCTTGAATAAAAGCTTTCATCGCTAAACTGCTTATCTGTTTTCGCATCATTACAAATAGCATCAACGTGTTTTAATACGTAGACCATTAATGCTTGCATGGGTGTGGTTCCCAATCGTGCAGCAACATTTTTAAAGTTTGCTAAACGGTCAATTGAACTAATCGTATACTCGATACTTTTAGCATCACTTAACTTCATTGCCGATTCAAAAAACTCTTTTCTGTGTTCGTTAAATTCTTTAGTCTTCATCTAAACCATCCATATCTATAGCATCCCAATCTATCATTTCATTTAAAGCTTTTATTTGCACGTTCAGACTTTGTATGACCGCATCCATTTCAACAACCGCATTTTCAATTGTATTAAACTGCTTAACTCGCTTTTGAACGACTTTATTTTTATAAGCCAACCAGTCAAATTCTTCATTTAACATCTTAACTGTTTTTTTATTTAAACTCATTCAGGTTTCTCCCTATCACAATGTTCTAAGCATTTTGGACATATATCATAATCGTCATATAATTCAATACCGCAACAATTACTTACTTCCATTATTTGCTCCTTTTTTTGCAACGATGTTTAGCACCTCATCGCATACTTCCATTGCAATGTCGATTCTAATATTTTCATCCGCTAGGTCTGTAGTTTTGTTCTGAGAATGCTTCTTTAATACCTTATCGACGCATCCGCTTACAACTTCAACTAAAATTGCACGTCTATTCATTTGTTCTCCTTTAAAGTTTGCGGGGTCACGGCTGTTACCACCAAAGCCGACCGACCATTTTTTTTAACATTTCTGACCCCGCTATTCACTGCGACTTCGTCGGCAATACTAGCTGGAGATTCCTTCTTAGCGCCAACCAGAAAGATGTTATTATTTGTCATGCTATCTCCAGCACAATCTTTGTTTATTTGGAAACACATTTTTTCAATAACCTTTTAAATGTGGATTCACTTAATATATATACCCAATGGCCTCTATCTTGTCGTGTAGCCACTAAGTCACAATTACCGAACTTGAGGTAAGCCGGTAACTTTTTACGACGTTTAACTTGTACAGTCATATCCCAATCATCAATCATTGCTACAATGTCTACATCGCTAAAATATGGTTTTCCTTTTGGATCACGCATGCTGCGGCCATCACTTCCCCATGACCGCATTGCCTGTATATCGAGGTTCTCAAATAAGCTAAGAACCTCGACTTCTCCCATGTAGCCTTTTTTTGCTACATTAATCAAAACGGCAGCTCTTCATCTTCTGATTTAGAACCACTAAGAAATACAACGCCATCTTCTACAAACAAATTTTCTGGTTTGTAATTTGGCTCCATTTCTTTCCATGCATCCTTTGCAGCTTTTGGTAACGCTTTCTTTGGACATGGTGAAACGTGATACTTTGTATCCATGCCTTCACCATTACGACGTACGATTACATCATAATCAGATAAAGAACCCCAGTCTTCAGCATCATCTAAAAATGCTAATTCACGTATTACAGTCATCTGTGCCATCTCTAAAAACTTGACACTGTCATCCATCCAAACTGGTACAAACCAAAAATGCTTTGCATCAGCTCCCGCTGGAAGATCACTCTTAGCTTTATAGCGTGTTGGTTGTTTGTCTTCCCACACGATCCAGCCAGTAGTAATATCCCCAATGAAACG